CCGCAGCACGAACGGCATGACATAGGCGGCGTCGAACGCCTCGAAGGTGAGAGGATCGGAAATCGCGTGCTCGAGGTTTTCCCGGCTGAACGGCATCGGCTCGCCGGGGCCGGTGTCATCCGGGCCGGCCATCAGGCAGACGTCCTTCCAGTCGCGCGCACCCGCGAGGATCAAGGCGACACTGAGCGCGTCGCCCAGCTCCTCCAGCTGTTCGCTCGCGGGCGCGTCGGCTGCCCCGGGATTGTCCTTGGCATCCGCGCCGCGGATCGCCTTCACCGCCGCTCGTCGCGCCTCGCGCATCATCTTGCGGTCGATGGGGTCGAACAGGACCTGGGCGCCCATTACGGACAGCCAGGCAGGCCCGTCGGCCTTCTTGCTGACGACGAGCATCAGGCGGCACCCTCGATCCACTCGAGGCGGACCTTGCGATCCTCCTCGATGACCTTGAAGTTGCTGCCCTCCCGGACAAAGTCGCCGTGCTCGACAGCGAACCGCCGAACAAAGCCCTTCTCGGTGTCCGCCTCCAGCACATGGGCAATGGGCTTGCCGGTCTCGGCGTCGAGGACGCGCAGACTTGCGAGCTCCGGTCCACCGCGGCCCACAAAGGTGGGTACCGGCCGCGCCTCGGGCTCAGGCGTTTCGGTCGCCGCGGTCGCGGCGTTCGTTTCCTTCTTCACGGGCATTCTCCGCTGGGGGATCAGTAGCTGGCGACGTCGTTGGTCAGCACAGCAGTCACCGTGTGGCCCCCGGCACCAGACGCCTGCCAGTTGGAGGTGGCCTGGATGCCGCCGGGGCCGGTGATCGGCGTCTTCACCCGCGGCAGGAACACACGGGGAACTGCGAAGATCAGGCTCGACGTGTCACCGCGCTTCCAGCCGAACTCCAGATCGATCGGCGTGCCATCGACCGCGGCATCGTAGAGGTCGAGCCGGTCGAACCGCATCGTCAGTTCGCCGTTCATCACCGCCTTGAGCGGATCCGCGCCGTCGATGCGGCCGTCTTCGCGAATGGCTTCCACCTTCTCGTAATTGTTCGAATAGGTGAAGCCGGCGGCCGTGACGCTGCCCAGCACCTCGCCACCGCGCTTGATCGATCCGGTTGCCTGCTGGAAGCGGTCGCCGTGGAACAGGTCCGGGGTGCCGGCGACGCTCAGCGCCTGCTTGCGCGTCTCTCCCTGGGCGATCACGCCGACGGTGGCGTTGAGCATGCCCGAGCGAGCCATCGACACGCGCAGCTGGTTGGCGAGCGCGCCGAAGTTCACCGAGTAGCTCGGGATCTCGGGATTGCCGAGCTCGATCGAGGCGGACGGCAGTTCCGTCTTCCCGGAGACAAAGGTGTGGGCATAGCGGCTGCCCTCAACTGCGGCCGTGGTGGCGTCGCCCAGCAGCAGCTTCAGCCACCAGCCGAGCGCGCGGGTGTCCATCGGCACCACGACATCGCCGTCGTTGGTCGCAACGTCATATTCCGGGTCGAGCCCTTCACGCCCGAAGCCGAGCTGGTCGTCCTCGATCAGCGGGCGCTCTTCGCCGAGCGCGTTGCTGACGAACGGCAGGCGCTTGAAGCCGGTCGTGGGCGTCTGCCCGTAGCTCGTTTCGAACACGGCCGACTGCACGGCGTTGATGCCGAGCGCGCGCCGGCGGGTAGGCTGTACGGCCATGGTGGGTTCCTTCGGGCTCAGTTGAGAGGGGATGTGGTCGAGTAGGACGCGACCAGGTCGAAATCGCCGCCGCGGGCAGGGTTCGCGCCCTCGACGTAGATGTCGTCGGTGTTCGGGACGGTCGGCTCCAGCCAGTCGCAAAGGCCGCCGAGCGTGCGATCCGCTTCCACTGCGGCGCCGATCCGGCCCATCATCTCGTCGATGACCTCCTCGCCGGTTCGCGCGGTAGTCTGGTAGCCGTCGACCTCGATCGGGATGCGATGGTCGTAGTGGTAGACAGGCGGGCAGAGGTCGACCTCGGGCTCACCCGGCTCGCCGCTCCGCACCACGACACGACCGTTTGGCGGCACGCGGGCGGGCGCTGCGTCCTTGCCGTCCATCCCCACCACCGTGGCGCCGGGGAGCGCGGCTTCGATCAGCGCCTTCACGGCGGCGAGGACGTCGAGGCGCTTGCTCACCAGTTCTTCTCCAGCCCGCGGGTAAAGGCGGCGATGTAGGCGTCGCCCCAGCGATTGGCGGGTCCGTCCAAATCGAGCAGCTTGGGCATGCGCGCGCTGGGCACGAGGGTGTACATGAGGGTCAGGGATGCAGCGCGACCTTGGCGCTGCCGACCAGCGGTATTGGCGCGAACGCCGCGGCCGTTGCGGGATCGGATCAGCTGCATGAAGGCGAGCAGGTGGCCGCGCTTCCCGCGGCGGATGATGAAGTCGGTGTTGAACCGGTTCTCACATTCCTCAGGCGTCAGCGCGCCACCCTTGAGGCCCCGGGCCCCCATGCGGCCATTCGACTGCCGACCGATCCGACCCATCCGGGCACTCGCGCGCGGAACGTTGCCGGTGGGGATCCAGAGGAACTTCGCGCCGCCGACGGGGCGGATGGTGGCCCCTCGGACGAAGCTGCTGATGATGTCGGGGGCGCGGCTGTAGATGTAGCCTGTCGGGTTCATGCCGTTGCGCGACTTGGGATAGACGTTGCCGCGCCAGGTGTTCGCCAGGCGCTGGCCGAGGCCCGCCGACGTCACCTGCGCGCGATACTCGCGCAGCGCATTGCCCGTGGTGGCGCGCATCGCGACGGTGGCCGCGCGTGCGACACCTCCCTCCGCGTCCCGCATCACCTTGGCGAAGTCCGGAACGCCGACCTGGACTTTCACGCCTCCGGCGCCTCGCAGGTCCAGGTCATACCCTCGACGTCGAGGGCGGGGTCACCGATGATGATGCAGACGGTGAGAACCTCAGCCTGCGTGGCGGGATCAATCTCGCGGATCAGGAAGCGGCCACCGGTGCTCGGTTCCGGCACCTCGGAGCGCCGCACGTCAATCTCGCAGGTGTCCTGCCGAATCCGGCTGTCGCCGAAGGTGGCGTCCGCGGTGGGGCGCGACCGGATGATCCGCACCCCCTCTTGGACGCCGCTTTCCGACACGTAATCCGCCGCCTCGGAGCCCGGCCCGGTGAACAGGGCGTCGAGCGCCGAGGCGAACGGATCCATGGCTTAGGCGGCGATCTGGCCGGTCAGCAGCACGCGGCCCACGGTGTCGGCGGAGGCCTGCGACTGACGAGCGACGCCGATCAGCGTGTTGCCCGTCGCCGTCGCGGTCACGCGCTTGGCGGTGTTGTCCCAGTACAGCTTGGTGGTGTCCGCCACCCAAGCCTCACCAGGGGCCTTGGTCATGTCGAACACGCCCACGCGGCGCGCCTCGACAGGGGCGCCCTGAGCAGCAGCGGCAAGGGCGACGGCGAACACCGCGCCGACCAGAAGCCCTGCGCCGCTGGTCACCGCATAGGGAGCGGTCATGGTGATGGTCTCACCGGGCTGGATGAAGTTGCGTGCCATCTTGGCTTACTCCTTGTTCGCCGCGGCCCTGCGGCGCGCAGGCGTGGCCTCGGCCGGAGCGTCGGTTTCGACTTCGGCCTGGTGGGGGTTGGCGGGGGTCTCCGCTTCCGAGCCGCTCGGCTCGGTGCCAGCCTCAACCGGGGTGTCCCGGTTCTGCTTGGCGGTGAAGTCGGCGGTCACATCCTCGCCCACTTCGCTCTCGACGAGGCGCTCGGCTTCGGCGTCATCGACATGCAGCACACCCTCGTGGGGGTGCCGCAGCACGCCCGCGACGTGCGCTGCGATAAGCAGCTTCACGAACTTCATGGCTGTTCTCCTGAAGCGGTCAGGGCGGCCGCAGCCGGCCCTGCCGCAGGTTCACGGGTGCGCGGGCCTCAGGCGCCGGGCTGCTTGTAGGCGGACCGCCAGTTGACGGCGCCGACGCCGTAATCGTGGCGGACCTTCCACTCGACACCGTCGACGCGCCAACCATCCTGGCTGTCGGTGAACGGCTCGGTCACGCCGTTGAGGAACACCACCTCGATTGCCGGCGCGACGTTCGGATCCGCGAAGGCGTAATAGGCGGTGCCCGACAGGCGCGGGCTGTCGACGATGTCCTCGAACATCCCGTTGACGATGTTCGGCCGCTGCAGCTTGTTCACGGCATCCGGATCGTACTGGCTGCCGTTGATGACGCGCGCCGCGCCGCCCAGCGCGAGGGCAAGCAGCAGGATGGACGGGCGGATGTCCAGGAACTCGTTTCCGCTGACGTCCTTCTGCTGCGCCATCGCAACGCGGATCGCGTCGAAGGCCGCGACCGAAGGTGCGGCGCCCGCGGCAGCGAGGTTGCCGTGGTCGGCGTGGAACAGCGGCTTGCCGTCGTTCATGACGGGGTTGCTGTTCAGCAGCGCGAAGACATCGATCTCGATCGTCAGCTTGGCGGCCCGGCCGAGGTCAACGGCGAGACCGGAGAACACCTCCATGTCGTCGTTGACGATTGCCTGACGCGACAGGTTGATGATGTTGCCCTTCGTCGACGCGGTGATCGCCTCCTTCGCGAGGTCGGGAATGGGCTTGTTCTTGAACTCGCCCGCCTCGTTCACGTTGTCGAGCGCGCCGAACGAACCGCGCAGGTACCGGCTGTGCGGACGGAAGTCGGTGACGGTTCCGGTGCCGCAGAAGCGCGTCCAGGTGTCGGGCGTGGTCGCATACGCCGCCTGCAGCGTGCGATGGATCGCGTTCTCGAACAGGACCGGGAAGTCGCTGGTCGTCTGGGTGATCACCGCGCCCTGCGAGGTCATCGCCTGCCGCACGATCTGGTCCGGATCACGGGTGGTGATGTTCACGCCCAGGTTGCCGAGCGATTCGCGCGCAAGATCGACGTTGCGTACGCCGCGGAACTCGCCCGGATCGATCTTGACGGGCTTGCCGTTCAGCGCCGCCGCCTTCTCGACGAGGTGGGCGACACCCGCCTTGACGAGCAGCCAGTTGGTGGCGCCCTCCCGGAACTTCTCGCGCTGGTCGACCGTCACCCGCGCCGGGCTGTTGTGGCCGACGTTGGCGGCGTCGCCTTCCTCGGCGAGCTTGTCGAGGATCTTCTCGCGCGCGGTGGCGAGCGCCGTGCCGTCGTTGACAAGGCCGTCAATGAAGTCGGCGGGGAGGTTGTGCTTGGTGCCGAGGGCGCGGATCGTCCCGACGCGGAGGCGCTCCGCATTCACGGCGTTCTGCACATCCGCCGCGGTCAGGGCGACGTTCGACGTGTCGGTCTGGTTCGCCGGATTGCCCGTCGCCGGGGTTAGGGCGAGCGCGCCCGTGGGGGGGAGTGCATCCTGTGCGTTGAGCGCCACAGCCGACTTCACGATCTTGTCGATCTCGTCCTGCGTGCCGCCATCCTTCTGGAACGTGGCGATCGCGGCAACCAGCGCCGCGCGGGTCTTATAGAGGTCCATGGTTTTCTCCTGTGGACGTTTAGGAGCGGCAGCGGCCGTCCGCGGGGTTCCCAGCATCGCCTTTGCGGAGATGACCGGGCTTTCGGGGGCCTTGCGAAACCCGAATGCTGACACGTTGCAGGCGGCGGCGTTGGACGCCTCCGACACGGACGTGATGAATTTCTGCTCGAGCGCCTGCTCCGACGTCAGCCAGGTCTCGGCATCGAGCATGGGGATCAGATCGTCGGCGGTGAGGCCGGTCTGACCCGAGTAGATCCGCACGAGCTGGTCGCGGATCACGTCAAGCTTGTCGGCCGCAGCGCGAAGCTCGCGGGCGTCGCCGATCGCCACATCCCAGGGGTTGTGGATCATCATCAGCGCGTTGTCGGCCATGATGATCTCGTCACCGACCATCGCGATCACGGAAGCCATCGATGCCGCGAGCCCGTCGATATGGACGGTGACCTTGCGGCCGGCGGCTTTGGCGGCGGCGAGCGCGTTGAAGATCGCCAGCCCCTCCATGACGTAACCGCCGGGCGAGTTGATGCGCACCACGAGGTCGCCATCGTCGCTGGCGATCAGGGCGAAGAGGGTCTTGGCATCGAGGCCGTCCCACTCGTCGCCAACGATGCCGTAGATGAGAATTTCGAGCATTCAGGCCCCCTGAGGTTGCGCAGGCTGCGCGGAGGGTTCTTGCTCCGCGGGGTTGCCGACCGCGGTCACGCGGCGCGGGTCGCAGTCGAGGATCAGTCCGAGGCGATCGATGCGGTCAAAGTCCGCGGCGAGTTCTGCAAGGAAGGTGTCCGGATCCTCGCCGCGTCGGCGAGCGGCCGCGGAGATCGTGTCCTGGCCGGAGCGGATGGCGTCTCGGGTCGCCTTGATCTCCTCGACGGGGTTGATCATCTCGCGCCCGGGCGGCGTCCAACGGACGGTGACCCCCTCGACGTCCTCGCCGACCATAGCGAACGCATCAATCAGCCAGCCCGCCACCGCGCCACAGAACTGGGGAATGAACATCGCCCACTGCCACGCGGCGAGCGAGCGCTGATATTCGAGCCAGCCCATACGACCGGACGAGAAGTTGACGTTGGACAGGTCACCGGTGAGCGCTTCGTAGGGCACGCCGAGACCAGCGCTGACCGCGCGCAGCGACACCTTGGTGTAGTCGGCGTACCCGTCGACGCCCGGCGGGCTGGAGAAGGCCACCTCCTCACCGGGGCGGGCATACTGGAAGGTGCCGGGCTCGATGTAGTCGAGCGGCTCGCGATCGTCCGGCCCGCCCTCTTCCTGCGCAATGCCGGGGATCACCCCGTCCGGATCCTCGCCCGTCACCACGCCAACGAACGCGCTGGCGAGCTTCTGACGCGTCAGCTGCGCATCCTCGAAGTCGCCGAAGTCTTTCATCCGCAGGATCACGGGCGCGAACCAAGTCGCGCCGTGCTCCATCTCCGGTCGATCGGCACGGAAGACGTGCGCTACGTCTGCCGCCTTCACGAAGGTTGAGCCCAGCGCGTCGGCGCGGCCGCCGCCAGGATGGCCGTTGAACAGCCAGTATCCCTCGCGCGCGCCGAGCGGGCTGAACTGCACGCCGTTGATCAGGAACCCGCCCTGCACGCCTGGCGCGCTGGAGAGCGGCCCATGCTTCGACGGGTCGATGTAATCCGGCTCGATCACCTGAAGCTGGAACGGCAGCGGCAGCCGGTCGGAGGCCCGGCGCCAGCGGCGGCGCATCACCACGGCGCCGCTCTCGACGATGGTCCGCGCCGCCTGAAGCTGGAGGCCGTAGAGGTCATGCCGGCCGCTCGCATCGCATGCCGTACTGTCGAGATGCCGGCGCGCCAGCTTGTTCAGCCGGTCGTCGATCTTGCCGTCGCGGTACACCTGAAAGGTGATGCCGGTACCAACCATGTTGTTCGCGATCGTGGACGCGCCACGCGCCGCGAACGGGTTGTTGCGGACGAGGTCCCGCGCGATTCCGCGCAGGGCCGCGGCGACGGCCGGCGAGAGCTCTCCGTTGGCGTCCAGCCGCGTGCGCCGCCATCCGGCGGCACGCCGGCCGGCCGTTGCGCCATCATATTCCGCACGCGCGCCGCGTCCTGGGCGGATGCGCTTGCGCTCGCTTGCGACGGCCGGCGTCGGCTCGGCGACAGGCCGCCGCAGCAGCCGGTCCATGAGGGAGCGCTCAGCCATTTAGAGCCCGCTCCGGTAAAACGGCACACGGCGGCGGACGAATGCGCCCTTCGCGGTCGACTTCATCGCCAGCTCGCTCTGGATCACCGCTTTCGCAGCGAGCAGCTGGTCGAGCGATTGGTATTCCGTCCGGCGACCATCAGCGAAGGTGACGCTGCGGATGCCGCTCGCGATCGCTTGGTTGAGCCGGTCCAGGTCGGACTGCTGATACGACATTCCTACCTCCCTCGGCTGGTGAACGGGTTGGCGCGCTTGGGCTTCGGCTTGGACTTCGCAGCGATTGCGGCCGCTGGCTGGGCGGGAGCGCGATCGTCAGGAACCTGCGGCGGCGGCGCTGGCGGCGGTGGGGCTGGCTTGGTGAACTCGCCTCGCGCCTTCTGCCAGTCGGCCTCCCGCCAGCGATCGACGCCCAAGGAGAAGGCGACCGCGCGGGCATAGACCGCGTTATCCAGGGCTTCGTTGCGGTCGCGGACCTTGTGCCACTCCCGGCGGAAACCGCCGCTGCGCAGCCGGATGATCCGGAGCTCCTCCGCCACCAGCTGCTTGATCCACTCGTCGGTGGTGCCGTCGGGCAGAAAGACATACCCGTCTGGGTATTCCTCGTCGTCGACGGGCTTCTCCTTCTCCAAGTCGCCGAAGAGCTCCAGCTTCAGCATCGACGTGCCGATGTTCCAGAGCCGGACGCCGCGCTTCAGCTTGCGGCCGTTAAGGGTGACGTCCTGCCAGGTCGGCGATCCGATCGGCTGGTTGGCGCTGATCTGGTGACGGCCTTTCACCGCCATCGCGAAACCGGGGTGCCGGCGCGCCCAAGCGTACACCTCCATGGTGTTCTCGCCGTCGCCGGAGTCGATCGCGACCCGCGCCAGCCGCATCGAGCGGCCGTCTTCGGTCTCCCAGGTGCGCGCGACCTCTACGTCGAGCTTCTTCCAGGTCTTCTTGTCCGCGATCGGCCCGAAGACCTCGATGCGCTCGACGAACTCGCGGCGGCCGTTTGGCCCGAACGCCCAGATGTCGAGGTCGATGCGCCCGCCGCCGCCGCGCTGCACGTCGGCGGCGCCAACCAGCAGGCCGGCTTTCGCCGATGGCGTTCCCAGCCGCATCGCCTTCTCCCGGCGATCGTAGAGGCGCTGCCACTCTGGAGCCTCGCCGCGCTCGGCCCATGCCTCGCCGAGCACCTGGTTGACGAAGGTGCGCAGCAGGTTCGGGTCCTTCCGGACCTCCAGAAACTCGCGGGCGATCTCCAGCCAGGCGGCACCTGGATGCTGGCTGTACGCCGCCCAGATGTGAAACGAGCGGTGGCGCGGGAACGCGTCCGGATTGTGCGCCCGCCACTCGCCCGCCTCGTCCATCGCTGGCTTGTCAGCTTCGTCGATGTCGCAGCCGTTGACGCACCGATACCAGGCGCGGGTCGGGTTCTCCTTTGGCTCCCACCGAATGCCGGCGCCCGTGCCGTCGCCGAACACGAGCTGCTGCATTTCGCCGCAGTGCGGACAAGGAACGTAGCGAAACTCCTGGCTGCCTTGCTCGAACAGCAGGTCGATCCGGCTGAAGCCTTTAACCTTCGGCGTCGAACCAGCTGCGCTGAACCGGCGCGGGGACGTCAGGTTGCGCTTGTACGCCAGCCGCGCGGGGTCGCCCTCCTCTTTCGAGGCCCAAGGGTATCCGTCGCATTCCTCAAGGAAGACGTCGTCAGAGGTGACGCGCCTGAACTCCTTGGGGCTGTTCGCGCCTTTGATCTGGATCCAGCCGCCCTTGTAGCGCTTCGCTCGGATCTGGTTGTCGGCATGCCGCGGCTTAAAGGTCGCAACCGAACGAACGACCGGCCACTGCAGCACGGGGTCCAGATCGTCGCGGCTGAACTTCTCCGCGTCGTCGATAGTCGGCTGATAGATCAGCGTGCGGGCCGGGTCGAACTTGATGCGCCAGGCGACGAAACATTGCAGGA